ATAATGTACTTTCTTTATAAGTCGAAAAGATATACATTAAATGAAGTTGGGCTTATGTTTGGCGGTAAAAATCACGCTACAATTTTGCACGCAATTAGAAAAGTAGAAGATTATTTGTCTTACAAAGACCCTCAATTCATGCCTTATTATGAAGCTATAAAATCAGCTTATGATGAATGTGGCAAAATAGGTTAAAATGTGTAAAACTGATTAATACAATTGTATTAAATAAGTAATACATTTGAATTATGGAAGAATTTAAATTAGTAGAGTACAAAGGCCACGTCTGGGATGTGTCTAATTTAGGGAATGTTAAATATAAAAATGGTAAGGCATTAAGAAAGCAGTTTAAAAACAGTAGCGGTTACCAAAGTTTTTCATTTCATAACATTATTATAATTGTTCATAGATTAGTTGCGCTTGCATTTGTTGAAAATCCACATGGCAAAAAATTCGTTAATCACATAAATGGTATAAAAGAAGATAATAGGGCTGATAATCTTGAATGGGTTACAAAGTCAGAAAACGAACTACATAGTACTAGGGTATTAGGCAATAAAAGAAATATTGACGGTTTAAAAAAATATTGGGAAAACCCTATAAATAAAAAGAAAGTTAATCTATATGATTTAAATATGAATTTTATAAAATCATTTGATAGTTGTAAGGAATGTGCCAATTATTTAGGGATAAGTCAAAGTTCTATAAACAACCATTTAAAAGGTAGGACAATTAAAGCGGGAAACCACATAGTAAAATACCATGAAATTAACCAAGAAAAAAAAGATGTTAATTGCATCAGCTGCTATTAGAGATATTCAGATTCTAAGTGTTGCAATGCTTCAATATAAACCACTTTTAAACGATTTAAAACCATTTATTCGTGACGTCTTAGGCGAAGATGCAACTAAAAGTCTATACAATGGCTTAGCTAATTTGAACCACGTTAACATAACTTTAAACGAGATTTACAAAATGAATCGACAAGCTGAAAAGTATTTAGGTGATGCAAACGGATTGACTCACATTGAAGAAATTTCAAGTCAAGTATTAGACGAACTGAAAAATATAATTGCAAAGTATAAAGTTTAAACTTATTATTGAAAACCAAACAATTTAAAAATGATACAACAAACTTACGCGGAGTTTTTAGACTCCAAGATTAAACGCATCCAAGATTCAGGATTTCAAATCGAGGATTCAAAATTAAATTCTAACCTTTTTGATTTTCAAAGATTTATTGTCAAACGTGCCTTAAAAGCTGGTAGATATGCTATTTTTGCTGATTGTGGATTAGGTAAAACTTTAATGCAATTAGAATTTGCTTATCAGGTTACGGAGTTCACTAAATCAAAAGTATTAATCTTAGCACCATTAGCAGTAAAAGCGCAGACAATATCTGAAGCTAATAAATTTGGAGTCGATTTGTCAAATATCGACATCAACAACTATGAGCAATTAGAAAATATTGATGTTAGTATTTATTCAGGCATTGTTTTAGATGAAAGTTCTATACTTAAAAACTTTACAGGGGTTTATAAAAATCTAATTATTGACAAGTTCAAAGAAACTAAATACAAATTAGCTTGCACCGCGACACCTTCACCAAATGACTTAAATGAAATTGGTAATCATTCAGAGTTTTTAAATGTTTTAGACTCTCAGGATATGCGCTCACGTTGGTTTGTTAGAGATGAAGGGATGAACAATTACAGACTTAAAGGCCACGCAAAAAAGGACTTTTTCGGATGGGTTGCGAGTTGGTCAACAATGATATGTAACCCCTCAGATTTGGGATTCAATGGCAATGATTATGTTTTACCTGAATTAAATTTTATTGAAAAAGAAGTTAAGACAAAAACCCGCGACTCTTATAAAATGTTTAATGATGTTTCGGTAAATGCTACTAATTTCAATCAAGAATTAAGACTTACAAAAGTTGAAAGATTGAGCGAAGTAGTCGAGATTGTAAACAATTCAAAGGAAAATTTTATCATTTGGGTAAAGCAAAATGAAGAAGCTGACTATCTTAAAAAATTAATACCTGATGCAAAAGAAGTAAGGGGAAATGATTCGCCTGAAATAAAAGAAAAGCTATTATTAGGATTTGGTAAAAATGAATTCAGGGTTTTAATCACTAAATCTAAAATAGCCCAATTCGGACTTAATTATCAAAACTGCCATAATCAAATATTTGCATCATTAGACTTTAGTTTTGAAAGTTTATATCAATCCATTAGAAGATCATACAGATTCGGACAAAAAAACCAAGTAAACATTTATTTAATCACAACCGATACCATGCAAAACGTAATTAACACAATAAAACAAAAAGAAGCGCAATTTTTAGAGATGCAATCTGAAATGAATAAAAATATAAATTCAGAAAGGTACGGACTTTTAAACGAATACGAATACAAAGAATTTAAAAACAATTCTGTTTTCTTAATGAAAGGTGACACCAATATTGAAATCAAACGCATCCCTGACAATTCAATTGATTTAATTATTTTTTCCCCTCCGTTTAGTTCGTTGTTTACATATTCAAATTATATTCATGATATGGGTAATAATGAGTCACACGCTGACTTTTTCAAACAATATGAATTTCTGTTAAAGGAACTTTACAGAATATTAAAGCCAGGCCGAATTATGGCCTGCCACACAAAAGACTTAGGAGTTTACAAAAATTCAAGCGGTTATACAGGTATGTATGATTTCACAGGTGAACACAACGAAGCTGTGTTGAATATGATTCCTAATGATTGGGCAAACGATACAACAAGAACAAACCACAAAGCAACTGAAAACGCTGGATTTAAATTTCATTCAAAAATCACTATATGGTGCGATCCTGTACTTGAAATGCAAAGGACTAAAACTCAAAGATTACTTTACAAGACCGTTACAAGCGATTCAACTAAAACAGGAATCGGAATGGCTGAATATGTTACTATATTTAAAAAGTGGGACGGAAGTAATGAGGAAAATTGGGAAGCTGTCACAAACCTAAACAAACAAAACTTTCCTTTAGATACTTGGCAAAAGTGGGCAAGTCCTGTTTGGATGGATATTAAAAGAACTGACGTTCTAAATGGTCAAGAAGGTACTGCAATGGGTGATGAAAAACATATTGCACCGCTACAACTTGAAGTAATTCATAGAATTGTAAATCTTTGGAGCAATGAAGGTGAAACTATTTTTACTCCGTTTTTAGGTATTGGTTCAGAGGCTTATGTTTCTGTAAAAAACAATCGTAAGGCAATCGGATGCGAATTAAAAGATTCTTATTTTGATGTAGCTGTAAAAAATTGCACTAAGGCCGAAAGTCTTAAAAAACAAATATCAATGCACTTATAAGAAACACACAACAAGCGGCTATTATTAAGCTACTAAAGAAGAGGTATGTAAGCACTTGGAACGCATTCGAATTACTTGGATGCACTAAGTTAGGCACAAGAGTAAGCGAGTTGATACAATCAGGAAAGTATGAAATTTCAAAGCGTGACAAAAAGATTACGACTCGATACGGGGCAAAGGTTATAGTTAAGCAATACAAGATAATTAGGGAGGTGAAAAATGAGCAACGACAAACAAATTAGAGTAACTGATTTTGGGGTTTTAATGCAAGCTAAAAATGACATTAAAGCGTGTGAAAGTTGCAAGTATAGCGGTCAATCTAATTGCATGAATATTACGCAAGAACTTTGTTTGATTGGGAATAATTATTATTTCAAAAAAGATGAAATTAAAAACGTGTAAATCCTGCAAAATTAAGTTTGAGCCAATTAAACCGATTCAACCAAGATGCGTAAATTGTACTATTGAATTTGCACGAATTTCAGTCACTAAGCAAAGAAACCAAAATAAGCGATTAGAGCGTGAAAAGTTGAAAAGTGGATTAATGACTAAAGGCGATTACGAAAAGGCACTACAAGTTAAAATTAACTACATGGTCAGGCTAATTGATGAAGGTTGCCGTTGTATAGCGTGCAATAAGTATAAAGATAAATTTGATGCAGGTCACTTCTTTGCCGTTGGTTCACATCCTTTTTTAAGATTTCATTTAATGCAAGTTTGGTGCGAGTGCCGTTATTGTAACTCTTATAAATCAAGTAAATTCGAATACGTTGACGGCTTAATTAGAGAATTTGGTCAGGATGTTTTCGACTATATTACGGGCTTAAAATTAGAATGGAAAGATTTATCGTGGGAGATTCACGAACTTAAAGAATACATCAAGAAAAGTAACGAGTGTATTAAATTTATTGAAGCGTTCAAATCTGACAAGCAACTACCTTTGAGTAATTCTGACCGAATACTTTTAAGGGTTCAAGTAAATGAATTAATGGGAATTTATCAACCTGAATTAATGTTAAAAACTTCTGAAAAAACTAAGGTAGAAAATTAGTAATATTGTATTAAGCAATTAGAGGGTAGGAGTTCTAATTGTTTATTTTTAAAGCAAACTTTAAAAGCCCTGATGCACTCCTACGCTGATGGGCTTTTTTATTTACAACGCTTAATCAATGCGAAATTGATTTACAAATTTATGGCAGTAGAAATTAAATTTTTATCATCTGTTAGAAACGAAGAAACAGATGCAGAATTAACAATTAAAAATGTTGCTAATTCTATTTTTATCGTAATTAAAAATAATAGTTCACCACACAAAAACAGCGAATCTATTTTTTTAGATAAATACACAGCCGCAAAACTTGCAAAAGAATTAAGAAAACAGATTTCATTTTTGGAGGATTAGTCATGGCATCAGGAAAGAAAAGTTTTGTGTTGTATTGTGATTTAATACACACAATTGAGAAAATGCCAAACGATAAAGCGGGTGAACTTTTTAAGCACATCTTAGCTTATGTAAATGACTTAAACCCTACAACAAATGATTTAATAATTGAGTTAACATTTGAACCAATTAAGCAACAACTTAAAAGGGATTTAGAAAAATGGGAAACTGAAATTAAACCAAAGCGCACAGAATCAGGACGTTTAGGAGGTATTAAATCAGGTGAAGCAAGACGAAGCAAAACGAAGCAAAACAAAGCAAATGCTTCAAACTTGAAGCAAAACGAAGCAAACGAAGCTGTTAATGTAAGTGTTAATGTAAATGATAATGTAATAAAGGATATATCTAAAACTACTTTAGAAGATTGTGAAAAATTGTTTTTAGATAAGACCGCATTTAATTGGACAGATTCATTTGCAAGAAAAGAAGCATTTAAATTTTACAACTTTTATGCGTCTAAAAATTGGATGGTAGGTAAAAACAAAATGAAGTCATTACCTCATGCGATTGGAGGTTGGATTGGTAGAGTAGACAATGAGAAACCTGAAAAACAAAAAGTAATTATTTGGTAATGGCTAAAATAATTGAATTAGATTCTAAGATTCAAGATAAGATATTTTGGAATCAAAAAAACGGACAACAAGCAGGATTTAAAATTGGTTTCCCTGCATTAGACGAGTTAATTTCATTCAAAGAAAAAAGAACATCAATAATTTACGGACGACCAACAGACGGTAAATCTCAACTACTTATTCAAATACTTTGCGGATTAGCTACTAAACACAATAAAAAAGCCTTAATCTATTCGCCTGAAACAGGTGACGTTGACGAAATTTACATGGAAATAATTTCATGCCTAACTGGTAAAAGTTTTTTAAGCTACTCATTAAATTACAAGATAACCGAAAAGGAACTTTATAATGTTATTCCTTACGTTAAAGATATGTTTAAGGTTGTAGAACTTGATGAAAAGGAATTCAACTTAGATTCATGGTTAGAATTGACTGAGGAAGCAATAAAAGATTACGACATATTTTCATCGAGTGCAGATAATTGGAATGATTTAGACCACGCAGAAAGTAACATGATAAGCGAATACCTAAAAAGAAACTTGGTAAAATGGAATCGACACGCAAAGAAATTCAATTATCATGGGTTTGTAATTGCACACGCCAGAAACCCGCAAATTGTAAAAGGTGATGAATTCCCAAAACCTGCAAGAGTTGATGAAATAGACGGAGGTTATGCTTGGTATGCTAAAGCTATGAATATGCTATTAATACACCGAGAATACGAAGAACACGCAGAAGGTTGGAAACAATCGAATGTAGCAGAAATTCACATTAAGAAATTGAAGAAAAGAGCGGAGGGTAAAAAAGGAATTTGTAAACTTAGCTTTGATGTATGGCAAAACTGCTACTATGAAAACAGAGGTGAAAGGCATTACTTGCCGACACCATTTAACGGAATCAGCGAAGTAAAAGAGCAATCAAACAACGATATTAAACCAATAGAACAAGCACCATTTTAACATGAAAGAATTAGAAGAAATCCAAGCAAATCAAAAGTGGT